TACTCGTTCTTGAGCCGGTACTCCAGCACCTCGAACTGCAGCACACCGACCGCGCCGACGATGACCTCCTCCATGCCGCTGTTCGGCTCGTGGAAGATCTGGATGGCGCCCTCCTGCGCGATCTGGGTGACGCCCTTGACAAACTGCTTGCGCTTCATGGTGTCCACCTGCGAGATGACGGAAAAGTGCTCCGGCGCAAACGTCGGGATGCCCTCGAAGCGCACGCGCAGCTTCGGGTCGCAGATCGTGTCGCCGATGGAGAAGATGCCGGGGTCGAACACGCCGATGATGTCGCCGGCGTAGGCCTCATTGATGATCGCACGCTCCTGCGCCATGAGCTGCTGCGGCTGCGCGAGCTTGAGCGTCTTGCCGCCCTGCACGTGCAGGTACTCATGGTCGCGCTCGAACTTGCCCGAACAGATGCGCATGAAGGCAATGCGGTCGCGGTGGGCCTTGTTCATGTTCGCCTGAATTTTAAATACGAACGCGGAAAACGCCGGCTGCATCGGGTCGACCACGCCGTCGGCCGTCGTGCGCGGCAGCGGCGGCATCGTCATGTGCAGGAAGTTTTCCAGAAACGGCTCGACGCCGAAATTCGTCAGCGCAGAGCCGAAGAACACCGGACTGAGCCGGCCGGCGCGCACCTCGTCGAGGTCGAAGGCGTAGCCCGCGCCGTCGAGCAGCTCGATATCCTCGGTCAGCTTTTCGCGCTGGCGCGGCCCGATCAGCTCGTCGAGCCGCTCAACGTCCGTGAGCTCGCACTCGATGGGGCGAATCTTGTTCTGCCCGCGGTGAAACTCCTGAAACGCGAGGATCTCGCGGCGGTCGCGGTCGAACACGCCCTTGAAGTCGTGCCCGCAGCCGATGGGCCAGTTGACCGGATAAGTGCCGATGCCGAACTCGTTTTCCAGCTGCTCCATGAGCTCAAACGGGTCGCGGGCCTCGCGGTCGAGCTTATTGATGAACGTGAAGATCGGGATGTGGCGCATGGCGCAGATCTTGAAGAGCTTGCGCGTCTGCGGCTCGATGCCCTTGGCCGCGTCGATGACCATGACGGCACTGTCCGCCGCCATGAGCGTGCGGTAGGTGTCTTCCGAAAAGTCCTGGTGGCCCGGGGTATCGAGGATGTTGATGCAATAGCCCTCGTATTCAAACTGCATGACCGACGACGTGATGGAGATGCCGCGCTGCTTTTCGAGTTCCATCCAGTCCGAGACCGCGTGGCGCGCGGTCGCCTTGCCCTTGACCGAGCCGGCGAGCTGGATGGCCCCGCCGTACAGCAGCAGCTTTTCCGTGAGCGTCGTCTTGCCGGCGTCCGGGTGCGAGATGATCGCAAACGTCCGGCGGCGCTCGATTTCCTGTTTCAGATCCATAGTCCGCTCCTCTGTTGTTCTTTCGAATATCAAACCTAGATAGTATACCCGATTTTTCCCGCGAGTGCAACAAAAACCTGCCCGTCAGGCCGTCTGGCTGTCCATTATCATTAAACGCACAGAGACTCAACTGAGTCGGCTGTGCGTTTTTTCTTTACTACAACCCCATAGGACGGAGGTGAGACTGACGGGAAAGTACCGCTACCTGACCTTCGAGGACAGGAAGAAGATCGAGGCGTGGCATCTGCTCGGAGATCGGCCGGTCGATATTGCGGCCCGCCTGAGCGTCCACCACACAACGATCTACAAGGAGCTCCAGCGAGGCGCGACCGGCGCGCTGGACGCCAACCAGCGCGAAGGGTACAGCGCAGAGCTCGCCGAGAGGCGGCTGCGTGAGAGCTTCAAGCGCAGAGGTAAACGAGCACCGGCCGCACAGTAGCCAAGAACACCCGGCAGCGCCGGGCCGAAGAAAGGAGAGCCCAACATGAAAACGATCACACGACCCCGACGCTGAAAATGGACGAGCTGCGCACCCCCTCCGCGCTGCTCTCTGAAGCGATCCGGCGGTCGTGTTTCTGCTTTTCAGGGACTCGACACCACTAAGATCCCCGGCTCTGGCCGGGCCAAGAAGAAAGGAGACCACCATGACACACAACCCCAATGTGTACGGCTATGTAAACGGGAAACCCGTCTTTTCCCGCGACGAGTTCATCTTTGAACACCGCAAGCGCGGCCCTATTGAGGACGACGCCGAGCTCATAGCCTTCGCCGAAAAAGCAACGAGCGGCTGGCATAACGCCGGCTGGAGCCATAGCTTTATCAGCTTCTACCTCAGCGACTACGCGCTGAGCGAACCCTTTGCAAGCCTGACGCTAAGCGAGTTCGGACGCCTGAAGGAGCTCCAGCAAGAAGCGCGCGAAGCCGCCAAAGCTGCGGACGACGCTCGGTGCTGGCGGCTCAAGGAGACGATCAACTGGGCCGACAACAGCGTCGAGGAAATCTACGAGGACAAAGACGGTAACACCAAGCACGTCACGGTCGTCGGCCCGCACGGCGACGCCTGCTGAGGAGGCGCGGAACATGAACACCAAAGCCATCCGGCAGCTCGCCGACGTCACGCTGGACAAGTACCGCAGCTCGATCCCCCGCAAAGCCTTCGAGGAGTTCGTGAAGGACATCATCACCGGCGAGAACCGCGCGACCGCCTTCAGATACGAGGCGAGCCCCATCTGCCGGGCCTCGT